CAATAAAAGCAGTAAAAGAAAGAACTGAAACGCAGGTTAAAAATATTAAATTCAAATACCAAAGTGGAATTCTATTTATTACACTTCCATCTGGCAGAAAATTATCTTATATAAAGCCAAGAATTCAATTAAATAAATTTGATAGAGAAGGCATTACTTATGAAGGAATTGGAGCAACTAAGAAGTGGGAGAGAATAAATACTTATGGACCAAAGCTTGTGGAGAATATAGTACAGGCTATAGCACGTGATTTATTAGCAGAAGCAATGCTCGGATTAGATAAAGCAGGATATGAAATTGTTATGCATATTCATGATGAAGTGGTTATTGAAGCACCTATTAATAAAGGATCTTTAAAAGAAGTGTGTGACATTATGGGAGTTACTCCTAAGTGGTCAAGAGGTTTGCCGCTTAGGGCGGATGGTTATGAATGTGATTATTATAAGAAAGATTAAAAAGGGGGAACAGACACTATGGTCAGTAATGAAGAAGTATTTATATCTGGAGATATAGAAAATTTATATATTAGAAATAAACATCTTATGTTTCATATAGCTAATAAATTCTTAAACATTCAATTAGACTATGATGATTTAATTGGATGCGGAGATTTAGCATTTGTTAAAGCTATTAAAAGTTTTGATCCTCATAAGAGTAAATGGGCAACTTTTTTTAGCAAGATAATGATAAATGAAATATTGATGATAAATCGTAAGAAAAATAGGTATGTACAGACAATATCTATAGAAACAGTTATTTTTGAGGATAGTGATAATAACGTATTAACAATTCAAGATGTAGTTGCTGCACCAAAAAATACTATGGATGAAGTAATTAACTTAATTGTCACAGAAGAAATTTTAATGATAGCTAAAAAGTTATCACCAAGAAAACGTGAAATATTTAGATTATACTTGCTTGGAATAAAGCAAATAGATATTGGTCAAATACTTAATTTAAGTCAATCTTATGTTGCTAGGCTAATTAAAAATATATGTTTAGAGTTAAAAATAAATTATGAAAAAGGTGCTTAATTATAAAGCATTATTTCAGGATGCGAGATCAAGGAGAGTGATTAAAAATGATAATATCAGTTGCAAATAACAGAACTTCAAAGTATTGGAAGTCTATAAATATGTCTTGGGATGAATTTGTAGAGAAAGTTAAAGTAACCACAAGAACTACTGAAAGTGTAGAAGAATATAAAAGACTTTCAAAGGTAAAACAAGATGAAGTAAAAGACGTTGGTGGATTTGTTGGAGGAAAGCTTAAAGAGGGTAAACGTAAGAATGGATATGTTGAATATAGAACAATGTTAACTCTTGATATGGATTATGCTGCACCAGAACTTTGGGAGCAAATCACTATGTTTTATGATTTCACCTGCTGCATCTATTCAACTCACAAACACACTTCTGAAAAGCCAAGACTTAGATTAATTATACCTTTATCAAGAAATGTTACAGCAGATGAATATACAGCTATAGGTAGAATGGTAGCTTCGGATATTGGCATAGAGCAGTTTGATGATACCACATATGAGCCTACAAGATTAATGTATTGGCCATCAACCTCAAGTGATGGAGATTTTGTTTTTGAGGAGCAAGATGGTGTTTTTTTAGATGCAGATAAGATACTTTCAAGATATAAGGATTGGCATGACAGCAGTAAATGGCCCGTTTCTTCAAGGCAGACAAGTATAGTAAAACACAGCATGACTAAACAAGCTGACCCATTAGAAAAGGAAGGTTTAATAGGAGTATTTTGTAGGACTTATACCATAGGAGAAGCTATTGATAATTTCTTATCTGATGTTTACAAGCCAAGTTTACTTGAAGGTAGGTATGATTATGCGCCTGCTGATTCAACTGCAGGTGTACTTATTTATGATGATAAGTTTGTCTTTTCACATCATGCTACAGATCCAGCTTGTAGTAAATTGTGCAATGCCTTTGATTTAGTAAGGATTCATAAATTTGGAGAACTTGATGGTAAAGCAGATGAGGATATATCACCTTCAAAACTTTCATCTTTCAAAGCAATGCAGGAGTTATGTACAGAAGATGTTAATGTGAAAAAGCAACTAGCAAGGGAGCGAATAGAGCAAGCCACAACTGACTTTTCAAATACTGAGGATGAAGATTGGCAGACTAGGCTTGAAGTTAGTAAAAAAGGAGATGTTCTTAATACATTAAAGAATTTGATAACTATTCTTGAATGTGATCCTAAATTAAAATCAATAGCATTTAACCAGTTAAGTGATGGAATGGAAATAAAAGCTGAAGTTCCCTGGAAGCATCCAAATAAGTTTTGGAGAGATGCAGATGACGCTCAACTTATAAGCTATATCGATTTAACTTATGGTTCCTTTACAGCAAGAAACTATAACATAGCTGTTACTAAGGTCACAGATGACCGTTCATACCATCCGATAAGAGAATTTTTAGATAAGCTTCCTAAATGGGATGGAGTGAAAAGGCTTGAAACATTATTTATAGATTATTTCAATGCTAATGATGAAGAATACACTAGAGCAGTAACCAGAAAGGTTTTTATTGCAGCAGTAGCTAGAGTTATGAAGCCTGGGATTAAGTTTGACTGGATGCTTGTTTTAAATGGTCCTCCAGGAATAGGTAAGAGTACTATTATCGGACGATTAGCTTCAGAATGGTTTAACGATTCCTTAAAGCTATCTGATACAAAGGATAAGACCGCAGCAGAAAAGCTTCAAGGGTATTGGATTCTTGAAATTGGAGAACTTGCAGGTATGAGTAAGGTAGAGGAAAACATTCTTAAAAACTTCTTATCCAGTCAAAATGACATCTATAGGGCAAGTTTTGGAAAGCGTGCTACACCTCATCCAAGGCAGTGTATATTTATCGGAACTACTAATGAAGAACGTGGATATTTACGTGATACCACAGGCAATAGAAGGTTTTGGCCATTGAAGGTTTATAGGTCAGAAAAAAAGCCTTGGGATATGACAGAGGAAGAAGTTAGGCAAATTTGGGCAGAGGCTAAGGTGTATTTTGAAGCGAATGAGGATCTGCAGCTATCACCTGAACTTGAAAAGAGGGCAAATGAATTACAAAATGAAGCTATGGAAGCTGATGACCGCCAAGGTATCATTGAAAGTTATCTTGAAATGTTACTTCCTGATGACTGGGAGAGTTTTGATATCTATAAACGCAGAGAATATATCAATGAGTATTACAATGATGATTCAATTATTCCAAAGGGTACAGTTCAAAGAGAAACAGTATCTGTTATCGAAATATGGTGTGAAGCCTTTGGGAAAAACAAAGCTGATTTAGAAAGATTTAAGTCTTTTGAAATCACAAAAATGCTAAGAAGAATTCCATGTTGGGTTCAAGACCCTAAGCAAAAGTGGAATAAGTTATATGGAAATACAAGAACATTTAGGAGAGTTAAGTTTTAGCTAGAATTTAGTTAGGTCTTGTTAGAAATATAGTTAAGTTTTGGGTAGAGTTAAAAAGTGTTGATTTACCTGGTTTTGCATTAGCTCTACTTAACTAACTATATATATATTACTACTAATAATAATAAATAATAGCATAAGGCGTGAGCGCACGTAAATGCATATACGCACGTATAGGGAAACCTACACTTTGTTATTAGATACAGAGTGAAACTCAGTGAATTCAATGGGTTGAACCTACAACAAGAATTCTAATGGATAGATTGTTAGTAAGAAAGGGGCAGAAATATGATTAGTTTTTATGAGTGGTGTATAGAAAAATATTATGGAGTGGATAACCCCAAAGGAGATTTGGCTGGAGATATGAAAAATGATGGTGGGTTTCCAAAAGAATCTATATCCAAGATTGAAATAGAAGTTTACCTAATGTCAAAAAGAGCATGTAGTGAAGCTATAAAAACTTTTAGGAGGCTTTATGAGAGAGAGTACATTAGAGAAATTGTTTGTAAAAGAAGTTAAAAAACGTGGAGGGTTGGCATTAAAGTTTGTATCGCCTGGAATGTCAGGTGTGTCAGATAGAATTGTTTTAATGAAAAATGGAAGGATGGCATTTGTGGAACTTAAAGCACCAGGAAAGAAAATGCGACCTCTTCAGATAAAGAGAAAAGGACAATTAGAATCATTAGGATTTAAGGTATATTGCATAGATAACAAAGAACAGATTGGAGGAGTAATTGATGAAATTGAAAAGAGATGATATGCATGAATATCAAAATTACTGTATTGAAAAGATTATAGATAATCCTATGTTTGCACTTTTACTGGATATGGGTTTAGGCAAAAGCGTTATAACTTTAACAGCTATTTGGGATTTAATCTTTGATTATTTTGAAGTTTCAAAAGTTCTTATAATTGCTCCACTTAGAGTAGCAAGAGATACTTGGTCAAAAGAAATTGAAAAATGGGAACATTTAAAAGAACTTAGAATTTCAAAGATTCTTGGAACTGAAAAAGAAAGACTAGCAGCTGTTGTTAGAAAAGCTGATATTTATATTATAAATCGTGAAAATGTAGAATGGCTTTGTGAAGATTATAAATTTAATTTTGATATGGTGATAATTGATGAACTTAGTTCTTTTAAATCACACAAATCAAAAAGGTTTAAAGCACTTAGAAAAGTAAGACCCAATGTTAAAAGAATAGTTGGACTTACAGGAACACCAGCACCAAATAGTTTAATGGATTTATGGAGTCAGATAAATTTACTTGATATGGGAGAAAGACTTGGAAGATTTATTGGTGGATATAGAGAAAGATATTTTACACCAGACAAAAGAAGTAGAGAAGTTGTATTTTCATATAAACCAAGAGATGGATCAAAAGATGCAATTTATAAAAAAATAAGTGATATTTGTATTAGTATGAAGGCACTTGATTATTTAGATATGCCAGATTGTATTTATAACAAGGTTGAAATTAAAATGAATGAAAAAGAAGAAAAACTTTATAAAAAATTAGAAACAGAAATGTTACTTTCATTTGAAGAAGGAGATATAGATGCAGTAAATGCAGCAGCTCTTTCAAATAAGTTACTTCAAATGGCAAATGGAGCTGTCTATGATGAAAATGGAAAAGTTAAAGTAATACATGATAAAAAAATAGATGTTTTAGAAGATTTAATTGAAGGAGCAAATGGGAAACCAGTGCTTGTGTTTTATGGATACAAACATGATAAAGATAGAATTGTTAAAAGATTTAAGGCAGAAGAAATTAATACTTCTGAAGATATAACAAGATGGAATAATGGAGAAATTAAGGTGGCAATTGTTCATCCAGCTTCAGCAGGTCATGGATTAAATCTTCAAACAGGTGGATCAACAGCAATATGGTTTGGACTTAATTGGAGTTTAGAACTTTATCAGCAAGCAAATGCAAGACTTTGGAGACAAGGACAAAAGAGTACGGTTGTTATTCACCATATTATAACTAAAGGAACAGTAGATGAAGATGTTATGAAAGCACTTGAAAGAAAAGATATAGGACAGGCTGCTTTAATTGAAGCCATGAAAGTACGAGTTGGAGGTGTTAAAAATGAAAATTTATAGGAATAGTATTATAATGGTCGACTTTGGGGAATTACAAGGTTCTGTTCAAAAAGGAGTAAGACCAGCAATAGTTATTCAAAATGACATTGGAAATAAATATTCTACAACCACAATAGTTGTACCAATAACAGGGAAAATAAAAAAGACTCTTCCAACACATCATGAATTATCTTCTAAAAATTATTGTTGTTTAAAATGTGATAGCACAATATTAGCAGAGCAAGTAATAACAATATCAAAAGAACAGATTTTAGATATTATTGGACATCTTAGAGAAGATGATGAAGCCAAATTAAATGAAATATTAGCAATAAGCATGAACATAAAAAGTAATAGGATTTAAGAGATGGAGGGATAAGTTTATGAAAATAAATAGTATTTGTATAGGTCAGACTAAAAACAACGGATGTAAAAAACTAACTGTGGATAAATGTATAGGAGAATCTTGTTCTTTTATACAAACAAAAGAACAAGCGGATGCTTCTAAAAAAAGGTCTTTTGAAAGATTGGCAAGCCTTAGACAAGAACGTCAAAGTCATATTGCAGAAAAGTATTATAGCGCGAAAATGCCTTGGCTTAAAGGTGGTGTTTAGTATGACTACTAAAGAGTATTTGGCACAAGCCTATCGTATTGACCAAAGAATAAATAGTAAGCTTGAGCAGATCGTTTCGCTTCGAGAATTGGCTACAAAAGCAACGTCTACACTAAGCGATATGCCACCAAGTGGTACTCGTAATATGCATTCTATGGAAGGAATCATAGTGAAGATGGTTGATTTAGAAAGAGAAATCAATCATGATATTGATACTCTTGTGGATTTAAAGAGAGAAATAATGTCTATTATAAAAAAGATAAATAATCCAGAACAACAAACGCTTTTAGAACTTCGTTATCTTTGCTTTAAAACTTGGGAGCAGATTGCAGTAGATATGGGATATAGTTCTCAACATATTTTTCGCATCCATGATAAGATACTAAAAGGAATCATTATTACCAAAGATGAGAGTAAATGTGATTGAATGAGAGTATCATCTTCTGATAATATTATAATAGACGAGATGTAGATAATTAAAGAGCCGCTGCAGAAAAAACTGTAGTGGCTTTTTCTATGACTGAAATGAGGTGAAGTGATTGCCAAAGAAACCATTAAAACCTTGTAAGCATCCAGGTTGTCCTAAACTTACTGAAGAAAAATACTGTGATGAACACAAAGGATTTCATGTGAATGATAGAGCAAATGCAAGTAGGCGTGGTTATGATAGTAGATGGAGAACAGCTAGAAATAGATTTTTAAAAGTTAATCCGTTGTGTGTTAAATGTAAGGAACAAGGTAAACTTACTAAAGCAACTGTTGTTGATCACATTAAACCACATCGAGGTGATAAGAATTTGTTTTGGGATGAGAGCAATTGGCAATCACTTTGCAAGAGTTGTCATGATACTAAAACAATGACTGAAGATAGATATAAAGAATACAGATTTTAACAGTGGGCATTTTTAAACGGATAGGGCGGTCATTATCTCTACAAAGGACAAGCTAAAGACCGCCGCCCCCTCTCGCGTGAATTTTCGCAGAATTACGCAAGGGGGGATATAATTTTAGAATAAAAAAATGCATTAAACATAGTAATAACAACTGCTTATCTAAACTAGCAATTTGCGAGATGGTTAAATTAGTAAATTTGAAAATTCCTTTATTGAACATAATGTGAAAGTTATATTTAATTCAGATAATGAAAACAAATATATTAATT